TAGTATGGCTAGTGAATACTTAAACATTGATTTATTTGACAATTTAAGCACACATTTTGATTTGTTACGTACTGTAATAGACGCTAGTGTCAATAAACGTAAAACCACCTCAATTTTAAAGTAAATACTATTATGGCACAAAACGCAAAAAGCCTTGACGGTGTACTTGTCAAAAAAGCACACACAAGGACTAGATATACAGAAAAAGAAGTTCAAGAACTAAGAGCATGTGCAAACCCTGACACTGGTGCTAAATTCTTTATGGATAATTTCTTTTACATACAACATCCTACAAAAGGTAAGTTGTTGTTTGCACCTTTTGAGTTTCAAGAAAGACTTGTAGACTCGTATCACAGTTATAGATTTAACATTAACATGCTACCTCGACAAACAGGTAAGTCAACTACAGCGGCTGGTTACTTGTTATGGTATGCAATGTTTAATCCAGATGTAACTGTTCTTATTGCCGCTCACAAATATGCAGGTGCTCAAGAAATTATGCATCGTATTCGCTATGCTTACGAAGACTGTCCAGATCATATTAGATGCGGTGTAACTTCATACAACAAAGGGTCAATGGAATTTGATAACGGCTCGCGAATAGTTTCACAAACCACAACAGACAATACTGGACGTGGTATGTCCATATCATTATTATATTGTGATGAGTTTGCGTTTGTTAATCCTACTATTGCCAAAGAATTCTGGACTGCTATTTCTCCAACACTAGCAACAGGTGGTAAAGCAATTATTACTTCAACGCCTAACAGTGATGAAGATCAGTTTGCACTTATTTGGACAGAAGCAATGAAGCGTTTTGACGAACACGGTAATGATACTGAAGTTGGAATAAACGGCTTCTACGCTTTTTCTGCACATTGGAGTGAACATCCTGATAGAGATGATGCATGGGCCGCAGAAGAAAAATCACGTATTGGTGAAGAACGTTTTAGACGTGAACACGAATGTGAATTCTTAATCTTTGATGAAACATTAATTAATAGTGTTAAACTTGCAGAACTTGAAGGTGGAGAACCTTTAAGGAAGTTTGGACAAACACGTTGGTATAAAGATATTAATCCTAACTTTACATATGTCGTAAGTTTAGATCCTAGTTTAGGTACAGGAGGTGACTATGCGGCAATACAAGTGTTTGAACTTCCGAGTTTTGAACAAGTAGCAGAATGGCAACATAATACTACACCAGTACAAGCACAAGTAAGAATACTTGCAGACATTAACAAAACTATTATGGAAGAAGGGCAACGTCAAGGGCAAAAACTTCCACAAGTATATTACAGTGTAGAAAATAACTCTATAGGTGAAGCAGTATTAGTGTCAATTGCTGACTACGGCGAAGAAAACATATATGGAATGTTTTTAAGTGAGCCTGCACGTAAAGGGCATGTTCGTAAGTTTAGAAAAGGATTTAATACTACACATAAAACAAAGATATCAGCATGTGCTAAATTTAAGCAACTGCTTGAAAGCGGCCAACTTAAAATTAAATCTAAACCACTAATATCAGAACTAAAAGCATTTGTTGCACACGGCACTACATTTGGTGCTAAAACAGGCGAACATGACGATCTAGTAATGAGTACTATGCTTAATGTTCGTATGCAAAAGATACTTGCAGAATGGGATCCTGCTATATATGAGAAGATGCGTGATGCAGATTCTGAATCTAGCGTAATGCCCATGCCTGTGTTTATTTCATTCTAGTAGCATAAATAACAGTATGACAGGATTAGACAGTATAGCAAAACAGTTATTTGAAAAAATTCGTAGTCGTTTTCCAAAAATTGTAATGGGAGACGAAAATGGCGCACCTACATCAGATGAAGGCCAAGCACGATTTTATGACTTTGATTGGGTTGTAAATGGCGAGAACCAAGGCGCCGTTAGTATTAGCATTAGTGAAGCGGAATCATTAAAGGTCTATTACAGTCAAAACATGTTAGAAAACTTACCAGAGCCTATTGAAAACGAATGGTATAACTTTTTAAAAGAAATGCGTTTCTTTGCTAAAAAGCACATGATGGGTTTTGATACTAGAGATATAGCAAAGTCAAATTTAGACAAACGAGATTATCAATACTTGGCAAACAAACAAGTTCAGGAGTCAACAATGTACGGAACAACTAAATCTAGTTATGAGGAACTAGACAAAACAAAACTCATTATTAGACATAAAAAAGAAATTACACCAGAACAGTCAGGTGCTAGAACTAGACATATTAGTTCTTTGTTTATTGAAAATGAATCAGGAGAACGTTTTAAATATCCTTTTGCTCATCTAGCAGGTGCTAGGGCAATGGCTAGACATGTTGCTAACAGTGGCGTCCCTCATGACGACTTTGGCAAACATATTATTTCAACTTCTGAAAACATTGCTAAACTTACTGCATTTAAAAGATTCGTAGGTAAAAAAGATTTTATGAATACAACTTCAAATGATATTATTGAAGGAAGTAATTTAGAACTTGATAACTTAAGATCACATCTTAAAAAATTACAAGGTCAAGGTTACTACGTACAATCAAAAGAAAATTTTATTCCTGTTGAAAGTACAGGCGAAGAATTGGGAGAAGACATTATAAATGATCTTACCAATGCATTTACAATTCCGCAATTTAATGAAGAACTAAAAGATATGTTCCCGTTACTACACAGTATTCATCAAAAGCGTGTTGCTGAAACTACAGTTAGTTTAGATGATGTATTAGATGAAAGTGATGATAGAATTATTTTCAAAGGCAAAGAAATTGACACTGATACTATCGAATACGATATGCAAGATTATAGTGATATGATTGCTCCCCTTGAGTATGCAAAATACACAGATGGCACAGAAGTTGATGATGCAGATTTAGGAGATTTAGATGAACTTCCTGCAATGATTGATTGGATTGCTCAAGACTACACGGATAGAATGGCTGACCAAGCAGACATGTATAGAGATATGGAGCGTGAGCGTTTTGAAACCTCTAATACTCCTGAAGACGAATTTGAAGAATGGGCAGACTCTGTAGTTGACGAAGCCTTAGACAAACAACGTATTGATATGTTAAATAAAATGATTGGCAAATCACTACCAGTAGGTCCTGATGCAACAAATGCAATAAACAGTCTCAAAGGTATTATTGAAGACGAAGGACTAATGAACGAACTAAAAAGTTTAGCAGAAAGCGACCCAGAGTCCTGTGCTAGACCCGCTATCTATCGTTATCTTAAACAAAACGATCCTGAAGCACTAGATGATCTAGACTTTGGTGATATGACTATGGAAGATGATGACGATACTACAGATGTAACTATTGATAAAGACGGTGCTATGAAATTAGCAGGCGACAACGAAGAGCCAAAAGATGAAAAAGCATCTACCGAAGATATCATTGAGTTTGTTCGCTCATTCTATGACACAGAAACTGGAGCGTTTCCAAAAGGTGAAACTGGCGTGGTTATTTCCGCTCGTAAGCGTTTTGGTGATTCCGTAGGGGATCTAGTCGAAAAGTTTGTATCTAAACTTACAGGTAACGAGGTACAAGTTGAAGATGATCAAGATGTAGAAGAAGGTAGCATTAAGTATATGCACAGTCTTAAAGCCAAAGGCCACAGCGATGAGGAAATAGCAAAAGAGTTGGACATGACTCCAGACGAAGTCCGTAAGGCAATGGCAAAGACGAACGAAGACCTAGAATACATTAAAGACAAATTGGCTAAATTAATTAGATAAATTCAGAATTATTAGTTGACTTTATAACAAAAGGTAACTATAATATAGATATGTTGTTAGAGAAACATATCGAAACGTTCGATAATCGAACAACAGGCACATAAAGGCAAAACATATAGGAGGCTTAAATTATGGCAACATTAGCAGAAATTCGTGCAAAATTACGCGAACAAGAGTCACGCACAAGTGGCAACAACAAACAAAGCGGCGGCGACAACGCAATTTACCCACATTGGAATATGGCAGAAGGTAGCGAAGCAGTACTTCGTTTTCTTCCTGACTCTGATCCTGAAGCAACTTTCTTTTGGAAAGAACGCTTAATGATCAAACTTCCTTTTGCAGGTATTAAAGGACAAACTGATTCACGTCCAGTGACAGTTAACGTTCCATGTATGGAAATGTATGGTGAAGCATGTCCAGTACTACAAGAAGTACGTGGCTGGTTCAAAGATCCTGCATTGGAGCAACAAGGTAGAAAATATTGGAAGAAACGTTCTTATATTTTCCAAGGCTTTGTAGCAGAAAATCCAATCAGTGAAGATACTACTCCAGAGAATCCAATTAGACGTTTTATTATTGGACCACAAATTTTCCAAATCATTAAGGGTGCATTAATGGATCCTGAGATGGAAGAACTACCTACAGATTATGTACGTGGTGTGGACTTTAGAGTTAAGAAAACATCTAAAGGTGGATATGCTGATTATTCAACTTCAACTTGGTCACGTAGAGAACGTGCAGTAACTGAAGAAGAAAAAACAGCAATTGATACACATGGATTGCATAACTTAAATGACTTTTTACCTAAAAAGCCAACAGACGTTGAAGTTAAAGTTATCCAAGAAATGTTTGAAGCATCTGTTGATGGCGAAGCATATGATCCAGAGCGTTTTGGGCAGTACTTTCGTGCTCCAGGCATGAGTGCTCCAACTGGTGATCCGAACAAGGCAAAAGCGCCTGTGGCGGCACCGACAGCGACTCCTACTCCAGTAGCAGAAACAGTAGCACCTGCGGCTCCAGCACCAACTGCTGAAGCGGTGGCACCTACTGCAAGTGCAACAGAAGAAAAACCAAGTAGTGAACGTGCTAATGATATTTTAGCAATGATTCGCAACCGTCAATCGTAAGGAGTAATTATGGCGAAACCATTCGACGTTAGTAAATTTCGTAAGAACCTCACCAAGTCTATTACAGGATTAGGTACAGGTTTTAACGATCCAACTGACTGGGTTTCAACCGGCAATTACGCACTTAATCATCTTATCTCAGGGGACTTCTATAAAGGAATTCCTCTAGGTAAGGTGACAGTGTTTGCAGGTGAATCCGGCGCAGGTAAATCATACTTTGCAAGTGGTAACATTGTAAAGGCGGCACAAGATCAAGGTATCTTTGTAGTTTTAATTGACTCAGAGAATGCACTTGATGAAAAGTGGCTACAAGCATTAGGTGTTGATACAGACGAAGGCAAACTGCTTAGACTGTCAATGTCAATGATTGATGATGTTGCTAAAACTATAAGTGAGTTTATGAAAGACTACAGAAACGATTATGATTCTGTAGACGTAGAAGACAGACCTAAAGTATTGTTTGTTGTTGACTCACTAGGTATGTTATTAACACCAACAGATGTTGACCAGTTTACTAAAGGTGATATGAAAGGTGACATGGGTAGAAAACCTAAGGCACTGACAGCACTTGTACGTAATACGGTTAATATGTTTGGTGCGTATAATGTAGGTATGGTATGTACTAACCATACGTATGCATCACAAGATATGTTTGATCCTGATGATAAAATCAGTGGAGGACAAGGATTTGTGTATGCATCTTCAATTGTTGTAGCAATGAAAAAACTAAAACTAAAAGAAGATGCTGATGGCAAAAAGGTAACAGATGTACGTGGTATTAGAGCCGCATGTAAGGTAATGAAAACACGTTACGCAAAACCTTTTGAAGGCGTACAGGTAAAGATCCCTTATGAAACAGGAATGGATCCTTACAGTGGATTAGTAGACTTGTTTGAAAAACAAGGACTTCTTACACAACAAGGTAATAGACTTAAATTCGTTAACAGTAAGAACGAGGAAATTTTACACTACCGTAAAGACTGGACTGGTGAAAAATTACAACTCGTGATGGACGACTTTTCTAAAATTAGACATAAGTACGAAGAAGCAGACACATCTATGGAAGATGAAGTTGTAGAATCAGAAAATGTTAAAATTGAGGAAAAAATAAGTGACGGAAATGAGTGAAGACCAACTGATTGATCTTTGGGATATCTTTTCGGAGTATGTCCCAAAGACTAACAAAGAACAATTAGCAATGCAATACGTTAAATGGTGTCAAGATAACGGTATCGACGAAGATACACTTTATGCCGTAGGTGCTGAAGATCCATACTTAGGAGAAGCAGTAAATGACTTACAAGGTGAAAAGTATAAGGACGAAGATAGCGATAATTGGGACGAAGACCCGTATAGCAGTGATGATGATGAGTGGAACTAAATGAATTGGTATTCTAGAATTACTCAAGATATTGCAAACATACCTCCGGCTATTCTGTGGTATGAAGGCGAACTTGAAGAAGCACGTAAGCAAACAAGATTATTTGGCAACTTAGAAAAGCAGGCCGCAAACCTACCAGGAGTTGTTGAAGAACGTTTTGGACAATTACAAGAGATTGAGGCAGTACTGGAATATTTAAATATAGAACTACGTAGAACTAGATCAAAGTTTTTTAAGCAATATTTAGAAAACTATCAAAGAGCATTAAGCAGTCGTGACGTTGAAAAATATGTTGACGGTGAAGCAGATGTAGTTGACTTTGAAAAGATCATTAACGAGTTTGCTCTACTACGTAACAAGTGGTTAGGAGTAATGAAAGGTATTGACATGAAACAATGGCAAATTACTAATATTGTTAAACTACGTGTAGCAGGTATGGAAGACGCTTCCGTATAATATATCATTTTGGAAAACTTTTACTTAAAATAAGGTTGACTTTTATAGTATTATTTGCTATATTATATACATAAGCAACAAAAAAGTAATTAATTTTTGTTTATAGTGCAAGGAAGAGGCTCCTACCAAAAGAGTCGAACTTGACTGTCCAGGGGTGGTACCCAGGCTTGGTAGTAGAAATACGCTGAGTCACATCGCACTAACCCGCGGGGACAGGTTGTACGGTTTAGAAATGGTATTTCGGTCCGTGCTTGTAGGTGTACCCAAGTCCTACCTATTTTGCTTATATTAAAAAGGCACTTCGGTGTCTTTTTTCTTGACTAAATATTAGTATGAGAGACGAGTACGCCTCAGCTTTCTATGACGTTGTAAAAGATACACGTGATAGAACCGGCATTGAAATGCCAGAGTACATCGAACACTATGTTGTTTTGTTGCTTGCTTCTCATGTTGACAAATCTGATTTCCTACCTACAAAAACTTTTGCTGAATCTATGTTAGAAATAAAACACTCTAGAGATGCAAAAACACTAGGCGACACATGCTTGTTCGTTACAGGATTATTTCCTGAATACGGAATAGATGTAAAATATTACTCAAGTATTGGCAAAATTAGTTACAACAGATGTACAACTGCTTTAAACATAGAATTATTTGAAACCTTAGCAAAACACTTTGATCACATACGTTTTTTTATTAATCACATTAGGAATGATAAATACTTGTGTCGATAGTGTGCCGCAAGGCGGACTTATGCTGTACCCACAGCGTAGCTCATAGAACGGGCATTGGACTACTTATATAGGAGAAAAAAATGGGAAGACCACTTAATAAAAGAATGTTTGGTGTAGCGGGAACAGGACCTACAGCAGGCTCAACAGAAATCAAAGTAAATTTTCACAACGGTACAGCAGTTAAAGAAGGCTATATCGTAAAGCAACTTGGATCTAAAAAGTTCCGTGTTGAAGAAATTGGAACAGCTGGATTATTTGATTGTACATTAAAAACAGGTGTACTACCTGCGGCTTTAGCGGCAGGACAAATGTCAATCTCAGTACAAGGTGCAGATTCAGAAACTTACGGAGTTGCAAAAATTACAGGACGTAAAGTTACTGTAGCATCTCCAAGTGCTACTGGATCAAATGCTTTAACAGGTGGAGCATCGTTAAAATACGCTCTAACAGGTGCGGCCGCGGCTGGATTAGTTAGAATGGAAGAAGCTGGTGATGATAACACATTATCAGGTACTGACGACGACGATCTAACAGAAGACGCATAAATGTTTTTGGGGGTATTTAATTACCCCCATTACTTTAAGGAATTATAAATGTCAAGAATTTTAAATGTAAATACCGGTGATTATAAAGTAAAAGTATCCAGTGGGAATACTATAACTCTTGACACTGGTGCTGGAGTCGGTAATGTTCAAATTACAGGTAACATTACTATAGCTGGTACACAGACTGTTGTTAATTCGCAAGAGTTAGATATTGTTGATAACATTATTACACTCAACAAAGGCGAAACAGGTGCCGGTGTTACTGAAAATACTTCAGGTATACAAATTGATAGAGGAACTGAACAAGATGCATTTTTCGTATTTGACGAACAAACATCTTTTAATGATCCTATAACGCAAACAGTAAAGCCGGGAACGTTTGTTTTAAAAACAGCAGACAATGCTATTATTGGTTTGAGAACAAATGCTATCACAACTGGCGGCGGAGATTTGTATCTTATTAATAGTGGCACTGGTGTTATTAGTGTAAGTGGTACAAATGACTACGAAATACAAGTTACAGATGACGATGATGTTCCTAATAAGAAATATGTTGATGATGCAATTACAACAGGTATCCAAACTATTACTATTCAGAAGATTCAAAGAGGTGACTCTTCACTAAACTTATTTGATGAAAGTATTGATGGCGGAGTTAGCAACCTAAAAATTTCCATTGATGGTGCCGAAGTAGCACAGTTCAAAAGAAATACAACAGAAATTGAAGATATTGTTTTCCAGGATAATACAATATCAACATTAACAAGTGCAACAGACTTAACACTTAGTAGTTCAGGTACATCATTTGTAACTATTGATGGCGTTTTAAAAATGCCTGTACAAGCTAGTGGCACAAGCGTAAACCCAGGTACAAATATTGCAATATACGGAAAAGATCCTGCAACAGGCAATAGCGGTGTTTGGTATAAAAACAAAGATGCATACGAAGACGAATTGATAAGTACTAATAGATCACTATTGTTTAGTATGTTATTTTAAGGAAAGAAAATATGGCAATTATAAACGGACAATTATCTATAGCAGACAAAACACACTTAACAGTGCCATCTGGTAAAAGATATGCAATTACAACTATTATGGTTTGTAATACACAGCCTACAGACACAGGCGGGAACAACGATACACAGTTTGATCTGCATATTGTACCAAGCGGACAAACTAAAGGTAATGCAGATCCTAACGCTAACCAGATTATTAATAACTTGGTAGTAGCAGGTGCTGATACATTTACGTTTGACACTGAAAAGTTAATTTTAGAAGAAGGCGATAAAATTATTACAGCAAGTCAAGCACCAGCTAACTTGGTTATGAGTATTAGTTATTTGGAAGTATAAATGAGATTCTTAAAAGCACAAACAACTTCTAGAGGTATTAATGCAGACACACAAGGATTAAATATTGATTCTTTAGGACTTGCAACTCTTAACACTGACAAAGCGTTAATTGTACCCAAAGGAACACAAAACAAAAGACCATTCACTGGTGTTGAAGGAATGGTGCGATATAATACAGACGAAACTGAATTCGAAGTATATCATAATAGTGCTTGGAAACCAATAAGATTTAGAGAGCCAACAACTATTGTCCAACAGAACTTAGGTAATGGTAACGGAACAGAAACTACATTTGGCCCGTTGAATTCAGGTGATAGTTTTTACCCTGTACCAATTTCAGAAAACAATATTTTAGTTACTATTGAAAATGTATTTCAATTAGCAACAACGAACTACTCAATAGTTCAAAATCCAAGTTCAGGTCCAGGTGCACCATATGCATCAGGGTATTATCTAGTATTTGGAACCCCAGTACCAACAGGCAAACCAGTACAAGTACTACATAACTTCGACAAGTAATTACTATAAATAGTAGTAATGTAGAGAGGGAATATAATGAGTACACAAGTTGCCCGCATTGGTGGACAGTTACTACAAGATAACTTATTAAGAGAATTAGCAGATTTAAAATTTGATAATGACCTTTTGGTTATTAAACGTGATAATACTTTAGGTATTAACACTACTACAACTCCTCGTAACTTAACAATTAACGGTACACTACGTACAACATCGGGTGGAAGTGATCCAGATGTAATATTTGGTAACAGTTTTAAAGTAGGAGATATTACTCTAGCAACAACTGGAATTAGCACAGCTAGTGGAAATATATCAATCAAATCAACACACCCTCAAGGATTTATTACAACTGCTGGTGTTGGTAGTTATAACTTTGCAGTTAAAGGCGATGGTATCCAAGCCCTACAAACTAATGGCGGAATTGGTATTAAGTCAGAAGTATTTACTGGACAAACAGAGGCTTGGAATAGCAATGGTAACTACGGAAACTATTGGGATCCAGGACCAAGAAATAGTGCAAGTAGTCCTCCTAACGATATGGATCGTTTGTATGATTATGCACTATCATTATCACAATCAGGTAACTGGACAGCAGAAGAACTAGCGGCTCTTGACTGGGACGGTGACGGAGATATCCAAGCTGATGATGTATTACAGTTAAAAGAATTAAACACACAATTTGTTAGTGGTACTGCTTTCCCTGCATCAAACACACTTGCAGAACATGCTAATACAACTGCATTTAAAAATTATATTGCAAAGTATTATCCAAGAAGTGTTCCAAAAGAAGTACAGTTACAAACAGGCGGAACACTTACTGTTACAGGCGATGTACACGCAACAGGAAATATTACATATGGTGGTACAAGTATTACTATTGGTGACGATAGTACAGACTCAGCAAGTTTCCTAGCAGAATTTAAAAACGATTTAATACCAGATGACAGTGATAGATTTCATATTGGTAAAGACGATGACAGCACAGGCCCTGCAAAAGGATTTAGAATTGCTGTTGAAAATTTAATTGCTGATAGCGTTAAAGCCAGCGGACTAGTTTATCAGGGTATCGAACTTACAAAAGATGTTGGTATTATTTTTGTATCAACTAATAATGGTGCAGACACAAATGACGGTAATAACCCAGGCGGTCCATTTGCTACGCTTACAAAAGCTCTTAGCGTTGCTGTAGACGGTGATTTGATTTACATGTATCCTGGACAGTACCAAGAAGCATTTCCAATGACTGTTCCTAAGGGTGTTACAATTCAAGGTGACAGCATTAGAGGTGTTGAGATTTATCCAACAAGTGCAACACAAAGCAATGATGCATTTTTAGTAAACAGCGATGCTACTATCGAAAATATTACTCTTAAAGACTATTACTATAATAGTGGTGCAAATACTGGATATGGATTTAGATTTGCAAATAACTTTTCAACAACTGTTGTTGCACAAGAACCTGGTAGAAGCCCTTACATTAGAAACGTTACTGTAATTACAAAAGGCACAACTACAAGTGCAAGCGATCCTAGAGGCTTTGCCGCAGGTGATGCAGGTAAAGGTGCATTAGTTGACGGACAAGTAGTTTCGTCAAACAGTAGAAGTGCAAGTATGTTATTTCATGCTGTGACATTTATTACACCAGGTGTTGATGCACTTACAATGACAAACGGCGTAAGAGTTGAATGGCTTAATAGTTTCACATACTTTGCAAACAGAGGCATCTATATGTCGCAAGGTTCTGCAGGAAGAACAACTCCTGAAGCAACAACTGTGTACGGCGGAGAACTAAGAACTATTGCAAGTGCAAACGTATATGGTAACAAAGGTATAGAAGCAGACGGTGCTAATTGTTTAGCATATATGATTAATCAAAACTTTGCATATATAGGTTCTGGTAAAAATGTAACAAATGATAACACAACAACCATACAAGCAAATGAAGTAACAGAACTAAACAATGCTAAAGTTTATTTTACAGGACAAGATCAAAGAGGTAATTTTAGAGTTGGTGATAAGTTTTTAGTTGACTTAGAAAATGAAAGAACCAGTTTTGATATTGAAAGTATTTTTGCAACAAATTCACAAGTACAAATACGTAACGGTAACGATACTGTTACACTTAATCAAGGAGTAGTTGCGTTAGATAATATCGTTGTTCAGGGAAATGTAATTGAAGCAACTAAATCTGCTATTAATTTTAACAGTGCCGGAAACATTGTATTCCAAGGAAATGTTAATGCACCAAGCGTTGATATGACAGGTAATTTAACTATTGGAGGTTCATTAACAACATTAGGTGATGCGCCTACAGATACAGTAGACTTTAACACAAACATTAGTCAAGACTTTGTACCAGGCAACAACAACGGAATACTAAAGTTATACGGTGATAAAAGTGATCCTAATTTTACATATCCAAAAACATATTCACTTACAGCAAACGGAATAACTTATACGTATAATGCAACAGGTGAAGATGAAAGAAATTATTTTGCAGGTATTGCCGCACTAAACGTTCCTGGACTTACAATAGGTTGGCACAGCTTAAACGGTTTGACAAATGCAATTTTAATTACATATATT